CTGAGGTGTAGGTAAAAGTGGATTATAAGGTATCACTAATGGAATGATACCTCCTCCATCTTCAAAAGGTGTAGCTATTAATTCTTGAGAATCAGGTTCATTAGGGGTTTTACCTGTATAAAATTTACCATTATATAACTTATAATAAAATCCGATATAATCTTGGAGAGTAGAAGCTATAGCATAATCTCCCCCAGATGTATATAAATTAGTTTGTATTTTATTTTTAGGTATATAAGTCATATTATATGTTCATATGTATATGTCCTCCACTAGCCCATTTAACTGGCTGTTGGTATTCATCATCTACTCTATTAAAATATTTATTAGCTATTTTAATAACATTATTTATTTTTTCTTTTTCTTCATTAGTATAAACCCCATTAACTCGAGCATCTCCTCCTTTAGGTTTTGACACTCTATTTGTAACTCCATTAATAGTAATATCTAAAGCTTTACCAGATGGATGTATTTTACTTTTACTATATTTAACATGCCAATTATCATTTCCTGCTGTAAAAGTAATATTATAACCAGGGTAAGTAGCTTTTAAATCTCTAATGAATTTTTCAGCTGCTAAATATGTTCCTTCTAAAATATCATATCCTGAGCTATCTAATTCTTTTCCTTTTTCTGAGTATCCTAATTCACTTATAACAGCTCTAAGTTTATTTGCATTAACACTACCTAATTGAGTTGAAGGAGTATTATTTGCGTTTACATTTACTCCACCACTTATTATTTTAGGAAATTTTACATTAGTATTTTTAGTACCTTTTAATTTAGGTATAGATAATGTTTCAATAGAAGTATACCATCCGTTAGTATCTATTTTATGATTTACACCTCTGATAATAAATCTAATTCTATTTTGGTATTCATCAGGAAGTAAAGTTTCATCTATATCGAAAGTTTGATATATTTTCATCCCACTTAAACCATCCATAGTTAATTGTAGATTTAAAGGAATAAAACCAGTACCTGATATATTTTTATCATTAATATATGTACCTATATTAAATTGTAATACATCTGTTATATAAGATTCAAAAGATGATATAACTTCTTCACTAAAGGATGAATCATTATAAACTATCCAAACTCCACCAGCTATAGTAAAAGCTTTAGCTTCTTTAGGTTCTAAATCTAATAATTTATATAAATACGCTATGTAATTATTATAAGCTATCTGGTATTTATCTATTCCTCCTTTAGGATCAACATTTAAATTTTGTTTAACTTCTAAAAATCTATCAACTAATCCAGCGTTAAATTCACTAAAAGCAGTAGAGTTAGAGATTAATGTATTTCCATTTGCTTGAGCGCCTAAAGCAATAGTGTTAGCTATTTTAGAAAATAATTCACTTTTTAATCCAAAATTAGTGACAAAACTTCCTCCATTATTACCTTCTTTTAATAAATTAATATTTAATTTAGTAATATTATTTTTATTAATATCATCAAATTTAATAGGAGTTAAAGCATTATCTATAATAAAATACGTATTAATATTATCTTTATAAATAATTTCAAAATCATTAATATAACCTAATGATCTTTTTACACCGTTCATTAAATTAGTTAAAAAATCATATAATGGTACATTTCCATCAGTATCAATATTACTATCTAAAGTAGAAATAATAAAATCAATATTTAAATATATATTCATTGTTTTACCAATAAATTTATTATCGGTTAAAAAATCTTTACTTAAATATCGAAGTCTACCACCTTCACCTTCTTTAAGTAAATCTTCAATTCTATTATCTTCTTCATAAGTTTCAACTATTACAGATACAGTTTGAAATGATGCTTCACCTTCTACAGTATTAGCATTAAGTATTCCACCTACTTTTGTTCTAATAGCAGATATAATATCTTCTCCAGATTTAATTAATCCTACATTATCATAATTAATAAAAAACGCTCCTCCTTTAGGAGAATCAACACTTATTATTACAGAATCTCCTATATTTACATTACTAGGTAATTCATTTATAGGAGTACTTGTAGATGTAGATTGTACATTACTAAACCAATATCCTTTTTCAACTTGCCCACTTGTTCCAAAATAATAAGTAGTTATTTTTTTAGAATAACCTGCACTTTGAGATTTTTTTCCTTCAAATATTCTATCTAATTCTACTGGGAGTAAACATATTCTTGGGTCTAGCGGAATTTGTTTAGGTATAGTAAAACACTCATTATTATCAAAATTATGATCTATAAAAAACACAGGTGGATTTGATTTTTTAGAAGTATCATAATATAATAAAAAAGATTCTATAACACGAAGTAAAGTACCTAATTTAATATAATACTGTCGTAAAGGTTTATTATTATCATCAACAACTAAATCATCAAAATCAACAACTGTTCCTTCTTTCCAAGACAATATCCCATTTGGAGATTTAACACTTTGATCATCCCCAGGAGACTTATAATTAGATTTTAACCCAGTAACAAAAGATAAACTATCTGTATCTAAAGCATTTGAATCTGGGTTTACTTTAATACCATGAAGATATCCTCCATTATCCTCTATTTTTTGTTTAATGAAACCTAATATTTTATGTAATGTTGATTTATTATAAATTATTGCTGAGTCTCCTTCTTTAATAGGTTTAGCAGTTTGATCTGGGGATATATTAGAATTAATTTTTAAAGATTCAATAACATCCCCTGTTGATATAGCATTTATAGTAACATTATAACTTCCATTTTCTAATAATTCCCAATTGAAATTTTTTACAACTCCAAAAAAAGCATCATAATTTCCACCAGAATTTGCTCTTTCTTTTTCAATTTCTTTAAGTAATTCCTCTTGAGTAGAAAAACCAGTTTTACTTAAAAATTTAGATGATAAATCTGGGATGTTAAACTTATTAATTAATTCTCCTTTATTATTAAAATATAAAGTATGACCCCATTCTAATAATAATGAATATCTTAATTTTAAAAATAGAGTACTAATTATTTTAAATTGTGATAAGTTATGACATATAATTTGTATATTAGCTTCTCTTAAAGAACCTCGGTTTAAAGATTTAATATCCGCTGATACTATACCTGGAGGAGGAACTAAACCGTAGTCTGGGTCTGATGTGAAACCATACGATGAATATAATCTATCATACCCAATACCTGAGGTAAATTCACTATTAAAATTAGCTGAGAATAAAATATAATCCTTAGCTAAATTAGCTCCAGTGAAACTATTAGGGACATTAAAGCCCATAGCTCTTAGTTTATCAAGACCATTATTATCATTCGCTACATCTATACCAGATGTTAATCTTAAAAAAGATGTTTTATTAGTAATATATTTTAAAATATCATTATCTTTGTCTCTTAAAGATAATTTATTTTGACGAATATTAACTTGTCTTTGTACATATGGATCAAAACTTTCTCCTATTATAGCCATAATTAAGAGTTTAAATTGTTATAACTTGATATTATATTTGTAGGATTATTAGGAATTCTAATTTGAGAACCTACAGGTATATATAATGAATTTTGAGGTAAAGTTTCATTAGCAATAGAAATAATCCACCATAAAGATGAATCACCATAATATTGTAGTGCTAATAAATCAAATCTATCACCTATTGTTGTTTCTACATAAATATCATCAACAGATAAAGAAATTCGTGGGTACTTGTTATCTTTATAATAACGAGTACCTGTTGAATTTTTTATAATTGGTATGTTTTGATATCTATTCATTATATATTTCTAATAAAATTTTCTTTAATTTGAGGAGTAAAATTATGAATTGGAGTGAATGATAAATCTACTTCAATCATACGTGGTAATTGACCTACAAATTCATCTCCATCTGGGCTATCATCTTCTAATTTAAAAGGACTACCATCTTCTTTTCTATTTAAATCCCACCCAGCTTCAAAACTTGGTTTTAAATTAATATTTTGTACAATACCTGGGACATCTAGTAAGTAATCTCCAATTGTCATTCTAATAAAATTACCTCTCATTAAACCAGCATCTGAGTAACTAGGTGCTGTTACTCCTACTAAATAATTTAATTTTTGATATATAGGTAACATTTCTGCTCTTGAGTGGGCATATATTGTGAATGATAATGAGATGTCTCTAGAGAAGCCAGCGTATTTGTAAAAGTTTTCAGCTCTACCTACATATTTATAAGATTGCCAATCAGCTTTAAAACCATCACCTAAATTGTTTATATAAGCTCTAAAAAATAAAAAAGAATTATCAATATTATCTACTGTATTATTATTTATTATTTCAAAGTAAAACTTAACTAAATCACTATTTTTATAGTCTTCAATACTTCCTGATGTCAATATTCTAGACGCATTTATTTCATCTACAGCATAAAAATTATTAGGATTAGTTTTTGGAGGTATACTCCTATATTCTGTGTATGAAGTTTGATATGTATCTTCTCTATTAAAATTCCCAGGTGTACCTATACCTACTCTACTCATATATGGATTGTAAGTATTGTTTAGTGAGTTTAGAGTTGTGCTTCCTCTTTTTCCTGCTCTTTCAATATCTACAGTAGGTAATATTGTTTCACTACTTGTAGGGTCAAATCTTTTAAAAATCTCTAAAGCATCTTTAGTTACAACTTCATTATTAGTTCTTTCTAAAGGATTACCATACCCATTACCAATAACTCTAATATTAGTATTACCTATACCTAAAACACTACCTGGACCTCCTGAGTATGAGAATAAATAGTTAGGATTAGAACTAATATTATAAGTACTACTTAATAAAAAATTCTCAGGTTGATTAGATCTAGAATTTATTTGTTTTATTTTATATAAACCATATAATCTGTTAATATCTAGATCATTATCTCTTAAAGTAGTTCTGTAATATCCACTACTACCTCCATTAAAATATCCTCTAGCAAAAGGATCTAATCCTTGTTTATTTAAGTGATATCCTATTGATGTCACACCAGCTTGAGCTAAAGTATTTAATGGATTATAGATTCTACCAAGTCCACCAGGTACTTCAACATTTTGTCTTTCTAATAATTCTTGTTTAGCTATAAACTGTAAACCATTAGGAGACTTAGTATCTTTAAATAATTTAGTTAATCGACTAACATCCTGTTCAGAACTTACTAGGTTAAGACGTCCATTACGCAACAGAAAATCTGAAGCGTTTTCAGTATAACCATCAGGTATAGGAGCAACTATATAAGGTTGGTTACTTGAACCTCCACCTTTTTGGTCATTCCCGTACTTTAAAGTCTTTAAATTGGTTTTTAAGTCTATTAATCCCATTAACGAGGCATATTTTTAATATACTCTGTTGGAGCAGTACTTAAATCTAAGTTAGTTGGTTGTGGTAAAATATTAATAGTTCCATCTAAGTAAGCTTGAAAATCAGCATTTACTTGAGACGCATTATCCCCAGTAGTTGAATAACTATCATGTAATTTAGATAATTGAGTGGCTAGTGGGTTTATAGACGGAGTATTTCCGTTATAAGCGGTTAAAATTGAACCTTGTTGTTGTAGTTTATCTAATAGTCCCATTGTTTTAATTTTATTATAAATATTAATTATTATTGAATTCTAACAGAACCTAAATTTAAAGCAGTACCTACCTTAGATGAATCCATATACACATTAGTATCTTTATTAAGTATCTGATTTAATATATTTTTAATTTCAGCTAGTTCAGATGAAGAATTACCACCTAATATTTCTTTACCTCTAGGTGAGTTTAAAGGAATAATAGCCTCGGTACCTGCTTCTCCAACAGTAGCGTTTTTAAGTTTTTTAGTTACAATTCCTCCATTAGCAAATTCAGGACCAGCCATATCTCTAGCTGCTAAAGTAGCATCTAAACCAATTGATGCTGCTGTACCTAATCCAGGTAATGTACCTGCTATACCACTAGCAGCTTCTAATCCAGCACCTGCCCAGTCACCTTCTAAAGCTCTTGAAGCTGCAAATCCTAAACCTGCTATAGCTCCTATAATAGGAATTTTCTTTAAAAATGATTTACCTAATGCTTTAAATAATCCTTTACCTGCTGCTTTGCCAACACCACCACCCCCAGCTCTAATAGCAGCTAATGCTGCTTTTGAAGTCATACCTGGATTAGCTGCTTTCATAGCGGCTACTTGTTGAGCCATAGTTTTAAGACCACTATTCATACCACTAGATAATCCTCCAGCTTCACTTCTTATACTTTTAAATATACCTAATACACCTTTTAATCCTTTTCCTAAATTCATTATACTATTAATTATAGAAAGCCCAGCCATTCCTCCTAAAATTAAAGCTATAGATTTAGCATGATCATTTATAAATTCAAATAATTTTTTAATAACATCTAATACTGGTTGTAAAGCATCAAAAGCCTCAATCATTTTTTGGGCAGATTCAGCTTGTAATTCAGCTAATGTTCTATTTTCTTGTTGGCGAACTAATTCATCATTTCCTAATTGTCCTATAAGTTTTTTTCTAGCTGCTTCTGCTTCCTCAATTTTTCCTTGTTGTTTTAATTGGTCTATTCTTTGTAATTCTAATTTAACTTTATCACTTAATTCTTCTTTAGTTTTAGCTCCAAGATTAGCTAATGCTGTTTGTTCCATCAATGAATTAGCCAATTCTTCTCTACTCATTCCTATCGCTCCAGCTATTGCTTCTTGTTGGATACGATTCATTCTTGAAAACTTTTCTTGAGTAATACCTTGTTTAGCTATTTCTTTAGCTACTCCAGCTATATCATTATTTAAAGCATATAGTCTAGCTTGCTCTAAATTAAGATTTCTACCAGTTAATAATTCAGCTTCTAACTCAGAAGCAATAGATTGTTCAAAATTTAATAATGAATCTGCTATTTTATCAACATCTGATAAACTTAGTCCTAATTTTTTAGCTTCTATAGCTGCTATAGCTAAACTTTTCCCAGTTCCTTGAGTTGATATTTTAATAGCCGCACTAGTATTAGCTATATCTTTAGTAATAACTTTGTAATCAATAGCAGTTTTATTTAATGCATTACTTAATTTAACTTCACCTCGAATTTGATTACCTAAGTCTTTAGCGCTTATACTACTAGCTTCTGTTAAAACAGCTAATTTGTTAGCTTCATCAACAGATAAACCTAAAAATTTAACTTGAGAAGCTAATTCTTCAGCTGTATCTTTACTTACAATAGCTGTTGTACCTAAACTTTCAGAAAAACTTTCAACTGATTGTTGTAAATCTTTTCCTGTTAATCCTTGTATTCCTCTAGCGGTCTCATTAAAAGATCTAAGCATTTTATCTGCTGAGTCTTTAGACATATTTAAATTACGAGATAAAGATACACTTCTTTCATCCGCGTCTTTTAAACCTTTAACTAGAAATCCAATACCTAACGCACCTAATCCTTTTACTAAAACACCACCTAATTCTTTAGCCCCAGTAGCAAAAGATTTTAATCTACCTGCTCCCTCAGAAGCTGCCTCTCTAGATGCATCTGAGGCACTTTGAAATTCTTTAAATACTTTACTTAATAAAGGAATATCTTTAGCTAAATCAGATACTTTATCAAAAATCTTAGCTTTAGAATTAATTTTATCAAATTGATCTGATATCACTTTAGCAGTTGAAGCTTGCTCTCTTAATTTTTCAGCTCCATCTTCATATGCTCTAGCTACTTTAAATGCCTCTACTGCTTGTTTTTTAGTTAAATTAGCAGCTTCAGCTCTTAATCGTGAAGCTTTAGCTTCTAACTTAAGGGCTTCTTCTTGTGCTTTTCTAACTTTATCTTGAAATCGAGATTGTTCTTTTTTAGAGGCTAAAGTTTTTGAATCTACTTTAGAAATAGCATCTGCTAAAGCTTTAGAAGCATTAAATCCTTCTTTAAAAGCACTAACATTTTCCCCAGTTAATTTGCTTACTTTATTTAAAGTATTACCTATATTATTACTAATGGCATCTAAATCATTAAGCAAACCTATAGCATCTGCTCTTAAATTTTTTATGTCATCCTCATTAATATTACCTATTTTTTTAGCCATTTAATGTATTTTATTATAAATATAGAGGGGTGTCATTTTTTAGACACCCCTGTATTATAAATTGGATATTTAACTTTTTTATTTTTAGCAGCTTCTTTAACTGCTTCTCCTTCTATCCAAGTAGACTCAGCTTCATTTTTCTTAGGTTCATGATAATTAACTATAAGATTAAAAGTTAAATTTCTTAACCATATAGGCATATTATAAACTATATCCCAATCATAACCACCTTGACCATGAAACACTATTTCATGAATTTGTCTGAATAAATTTAATCTATAATCAAGCGTCAGGCCAAAAAAAGTTAACACTGATTGGTAAATCTACAGCCTCCTCTCTGCCTTCACTTGTAGTTAAACTTACATTTAAATCTATATCTGGAGAAATTTCGTTATAATATTTTCTAAATTCTCTAGCGTCTTTAGCTAAAAAATAATTATTCACAAAATCTCTAATTTCAGCTTTTTCAGAAGAACCATTTACAGATGTTATAATATGTGCTAATCTAACTGTTACATCACTAGTTATATTTTTATTTATTTTTTGAAGACCTTTTATTTCTTGTTCAATTTTATTTTCATCACCATGAGTTAATAATCTGAAAGTAATAACATTGCCTGAGTTAGGTAAAGTATAAGAAAACTCATTAGATACAGCTTTAGCAAAATCAGGATGTAAAGGTTTAGATTCTAAAGCACTTAGATCAATTGATTGTTCTACACCATCATAATTAAAATCATATTTAGATCCATAAGACAAAATACGTGCTGCTACCATTATCGCGTTTTTATCTCCTACTAATAAATCATTGTAATTAATATTTGATACAATTAATGATTGGAGTAATCTATCTATCACTGTACCACTTTTAATATAATTTTGATTAGTTAGAATATCTTCTTCTTTAGCGGTCATATATTTCATTTCAATTTTACCACTAAATAAAGGACTTTCTTTTGAATACAATAAACCTTTTGAAGGTAACTCAACTGTTTCAGTTGGGATGTTTAATTTATTTTTTTCCATTTATAATAACTTTTGTTTATAAATATATAGAGAAAAAAGAAGTCCGCTAAAAAGCGGACTTTCTTTAAAATATTTAATTTTTAGAAGTTTAATACACAGTAATCAACACCTACAGTCATTGTAATATTTACAGCGGTATTTTCAGTATCCCAGTTATAATCTCCAAAATTAGCTTCCTTAATAAAAGCACCTTTAAGAATCCATTCACTTACTACATCACCTACAGGACCAATTACGTTTAATGTTAAGTCTTTCTTATAGAAATCTGAGTAACCATCACGTCCTGTTACTGATTCGTGGTGTAAGCGAACCCATTCCATTACCGATTGTGCACCTGAAGGTGTAATTGGATCGAATAGAGTCATCTGAATATCACCCCAAGTAGTTTTACCTTTAACTTTACGTTGTATGTTAATGTGATTTAACACTACTTCACCTTGAGTTAATGATACAGCGTTAACACCTTTCACTAAATAGCTAGGTATTCCGTCCATATACATGACGAATCGGTTAGCCTGTTTTGGTTCAAATGCTGTGAAAAATATTTCGTTTGCGTCTAATATTGCCATTGTCTTATTTATTTAATTATAAATATATCGTTTTTAAGTTTTACACTGGGAAAGTAGCTCCAGTTGGGGTAATATTGAAATCTAAATAAATAAACTCAGCTGTCTTAGTTGGTTGTAAATAGATTTGACCTATTAATT